ACGGATACAGATACAGGTACTAATATAGAAGAAGAAGAAGAAGATGAGATTCTAGATTTACTAGGTGGTAAGTTCAAGGCACCACGACAAGCATTTACTCCTTTTGTAAAAGAAGATTTATCAAAAGAACCAGAGGTAGCAGATGAGTCTGGATTATTCTATGACCCGTCTACTCTGGACACAACAACAGATACAATAACAGATACAACAACCCCAGCAGTTACTGCTACAGAAACGGTGCAAACAACACCTATAACACCTGTGGCTTCTACTGGAGTAACACAAACAGCACCTGCAGCTACAAATGTAATCACTGGAAGTGCTCCTCAAATATTTGAAGGAGTTGCAGAACCAGGATTAGAAGGCACTGTCTTTGACACAAGTGGTACAATAGCTACAGGAACATCCCAAGAAGAAACAATGGCCGAAGAAGATCCAGATAGAATAGACCCAGCATATGAATTTGCTCTTAAATTAGGGGGTGCAGAATTTGCAGAGAATTACCGTGGTTCGGGATTGATTGGAGTACTTCCAATTCAAGAAGACTTTGATAGATTACAAGCTGAGTCTGCACTACGTAACAGAGCAATACTTGCACCACAGGAACAATTCCTAGATAATAGGTTACGTGAAGATCAGAAACAAGAAGACCTTGATTTAATAGGAAGGTTCGGAGAGCCATACCGTGATGCACTACGTGGCTTATCTCCTGAGCAGACTGCATTAGCACAGAGATCATTAGATTTTTCAGAGAGAAAATTCAAAGAGTTAGATACTCCTTTTACACAACGTGAGTTACAAGAAGCAAAGAATGCAGCATACATGAGTAGTGCATCCACTGGTTCACAAGATGATCCAACAGCTTTCTTGAGACAACTTGCTGGGTTGCAGGATGCACAAGGCACAAGGGAAAGAGAGTTCATGAGTTCTTTAACTGATACATATAACATTTATGAAAATCTAGATTCAGGGTTTCAGTCCTTACTTCTAGGTGGTAGTCCACAAGCAGGCCAAATGGTTACTCCTTCTGTAAGTTCTGGAGACGTGTACAACATGGGTTTAATCGACTATGCAAATACACAGGACAGGCAGGAACAAGATGCAGCAATACGTAGAGCCGAAAGTAATCTAAGGATGGCTGAGGCTGCTGGAGAACCTGATGCAGTAGAAAAAGCACTAGCCGACTTACAAAAACTTAATAGTACATTTGCAGCTTTAGGTGAGTTCAATACTTATTTAAGTGACATACCTGGAACTATAAATAAATACGGTGGTGCTATACAAGATACCTTTGAAGTAGCTAGTCAGTTACCAATTGTAGGTGGTATTTTCGGAGCAGCAGGTAATGTTGCTGGTAGTGTAACACAAGGATTGTCTAGTGCATTCAGTGGGAAATCAAGCAATACACTCGATAGGATGGTGGGGCTTGCCGAAGAGGAAGATAGAAGCAGACCATTCTATAAAAGATGTTGGGTAGCCCGTGAAGTATATGGGGAAGATAATCCTAAGTGGTTACAGTTCAGAGATTGGGTAACATATAAGGCACCTGCATGGTTCAGAAACTCATACGATAAATACGGTGAAAGATTTGCACAATTCATTTCAAACAAACCACGTACTAAAGAACTAATTCGTAAGTGGATGGATACTAAGATTAAATAAATATGGCTATAGCACCAGGAAGTAGAATAAACCCAGCACTGGGTAAAGTTAATTACGGCAAGCAACTACAAGCAGAGCTTTCCACTGGCCCTATATTAACAGCAGCACGTTTAAAGAAGAGTGCTGAAACTATTAAAGCTGCTAATGAGCAGATGGCCGTATATAAACAAAAGCAGGAGGAACGTAAGTTACTAAATCAAGGTGTTGCATATGTTCAACGTATGGCCGAGAAAGATGATAAAGCAACTAGCCAAGCTCTAGGTGAGTATGCATTTAATCCAAGCAATGCACAAGAAGTAAAGGAATATTTTAAAATCTCAGGTGGAGTAAAGGAAGGATTAGAGTCCTTACAAGAATCTGTTGCTACTATACAATCATTATACGATGAGAGAGAACAACAAAGAACACTAGCTGGTCAGATACAAGGTGCCGTTCAAGGACAAGGTGAACAAGGCACAGGAACTGATACAACTAGTGGCCCACAACTTACACCAGAGTCTCAAGCACTAATGAAATTACTTAACGTAATGGATCCAGAAGATGTAGATAAGTACAAGGACTTTATAAAATTTGAAGACCCAATAGATCCAGGAACAGAGAAAACCTACGGTGAAAAATATTCTGCTGAATTAGCAAGATTCCAAGCAGAAACAAAAGACAAAGGTGAACAACCTTTTATAATAAATTTTGCAGATGGTACCATCAAGTACAACGAGAAGTGGAAAGTAGGAGAAGAACCACTAAAACCAGGGGACAAGGAATACGAGGCATTTAGAAAAAGGTATCCTACTTTGATAGAAGAACTTGAAGTAAGAAAAGGATTAAGGTTCGGTGCCGATGTACAGACAGAAGGCACAGAAACTCCTGTTGCAACCCAAGAAGAAATAGAAAGAATTAAAAAACAATACGGACTGTAAGATATGGCTACTTTATCTGAGCTAGAAAATGCTTTAGTAAAAGCACATAATGCTGGGGACAAAAGTGCTACCAGTTATATTGTAAACGAACTAAAGAACTTAGACACTGAGTTCAGTGAGCCCTATCACATGGGTAAAGAAGTGATGAAGTCCATAGGGGCTGGTGTAGTCACACCCTTAACAAGTTCTCTTGCAGGTATGGCATCAGCATCTGCAGAGATAGTAGATCAAGGTAGAGTGCCATTTATACCACAGGGGCCTGCTGCTGCATATAACACTTTCCCTGTTCCTGGACAAACACTAACAGAACAAGCAGGTACTGGGGAAGCATTTGATTATGCACAGGGTTATTTGGATTTTACACGTGAGTTCCCTACTAAGGTAATGAACATAAGTCCTAACTTTATAGAGAAGCACCCGTTTATCTACGGCAGTATGCAGGCTATAGGACAGATGCCAGCTAACATAGCAACTGGTGGAACACTTTTAGTTCCACAACTTTATTCCGAGTACTTATTAGAAGCAGAGGGTAGATTAGGTAAGCCACGTAACGAGTGGAGCACTAAAGAAAGAGGTGAAGTAGATATGGCTTCAATGCCTTATCTTGCTGTGGGTACAGTACTAGAAGCAATAGGTGCAGGTGGTGTTGTATCTAAACCAGTTCGTGCATTCCTTAATGGTAAGACTGTAAAAGGTGGTGTACTACAAAGAGGATTCAATAGTTTGATGGCTGGATTACAGGAAGGTACAACGGAGTACTCACAGTCTGTTCTATTAGAGATGTCTCAGATTTTTGCTAACTTAGATCCAGATGAAGAAATAGATTTAGATACATTCTTTGGACAGGACAAGGCCGTAGCTTTTGTATCAGGTAAAGTAGGAGGTACAGTTACACGTGGTTTATTAGAGACAGTAGAGGCTGTAACATTACCTAAGGCTGAAGATCCAGAAGTATTATTTGATTCTTCATGGACAGTACGTTACGTAGACATAGATGGTAATCCAGTAGAGATGGAAGTTAATGGACCAGATAAAGATACTGTACTACGTAGAGTTAAAGAAGGTGGTGGTATTGCAGAAGGTAGTCCGATTACGGTAACTCCTTACAGTGGCACCACGGGATCTACAGAGACAAGAGATACAAGTGAAACAGTTGTAGAGGGAGAAGTGTTAGAGGACTCTGATACTATGATAGATACAGAGGAAGCATTTGTTCCTAACGATACAAGTGAGCAACTAACTTTACCTGCACCATCACAAGAGGAAGCTGCTAATGCTATGGCTACTTACGTCAATAAGAAGTACGTAGGGGAAACACCAGAACAGGTGCCAGCTAACCCAGGGTATGCAGGATTCTTACAGTCACTAGGGATACAGAAGTACAGTGAAGGTAGATTCATTGAGATCTCTGGACCTAACAAAGGTAGAGATTTAACAAACGTAACCTTTACAGGTGGATCCGTATCTGTAATTGATGGTAAACCAATTCTTATTACAGAGGATAGAGAGTTACCTAACTTAGATTTAAAGTCAAGGGATGCAACCAAGGAATACGGTGGTACATTAGTTCGTACTAATTTATTTAGAAAAGGTGGAGGTAAAGGAAACTGGAGATTTATAGATAACCCAACTAATATAGAAACAGGTACTTTAGTATCTGTAAAGCAAGGTTCGAAACATTACTTCACAATGGATTATCAAATGAATAATCCAGTTAAGTTAGAAAATAATCCCAATGCAGAAAATGAACCCAGGGGTAAACCACTTTCTAGAGGTAAACTCACTTTTGGAAAAGAGGTAGCTAAGATAAATGTACGTGGCAAGGAGCACCCATTGTATGGAACTATAACAGTTGGAGATCCTAAACCCGTAAGTGAATTAGAAGAAGCTGCACAAACATTTAGCAAACGTAAGTCTGGTCCTGTATCTATAGAGAGAGTTAGAGAACAAGCTGACTTGTCACAATCATATGCTAAAGACACAGCAGCATTCTATGACTTTTATATAACGGAACTTAAGAGCACAGGTAACTTACTTAAAGCTAACCCAAGTAATATTAAGAGAGTTGCAGAACAGATGGTACAGGACACATCATCTTTCTTAGCAAACAATCCACACTTGGCAGCATTCTATGAGGACGATACAACTTTAACTAACTCTTATTTAAGTGAAGCATTTAATATGGTTCCAGGAGATGAGAAGTTGTATGCATTGATAGATGGATTGATGAGTGCTAATACTAAATTAGCAGGGAACTCTATTGATTCACTACGTGCATTCAAGTCGTACAAAGAGAACGGAAACTTTGATGACATAGTTCTGGGTAAATCTGCTAAAGGTAATATAGAATATAACAAGACTAAGAGTAAGTACTTGTTGCACGGAACAGCTGCACCTAACAAAGCACGTTCAGTAAAAGCCGTAGGTAAGTTACTAAACGAAATGACAGTAGAGGAAACTATTAACTACCTTACTACTCCAGTTACATACAATGAATTAAAAAGATTCAATCAATACTTAGGGTACAAATCAAACCCAAGCAAAGGGGCAATAGCAACAACAGTCAAGACAGCTACAGGCCAAGATAGTAAATTCCCACGTGTATTTGTATTTGGTCCAAAGGTTGGATCCTATGTAATGAACAACTTAGGGTACTTGAATTATACAACTGTAGATATATGGGAGTCACGTTTTATCCGTAGTTATTTCAAGGGAATGCTTGACGAAACAAAGGATTTACCTGAGACTGTAGGAGAAAGAGATTTCTTCCAACGAGTAGGAGAACAATTTAAAATAGAATATGAAGCAGAAACAGGACAGAAGATTACTAAAGCAACGGCACAAGCACTCCGTTGGTTCTACGTCCTTGATACGTTTGCTAAACTAGGATATAAAGGAGCAAGTACAAATGAGTCAAAATCAGAATACACCAGAAGAGGAATTAAAGAAGTTCTTGGGATTAATCTCGAGAGTGGGAGACCGAGCAGTGAACAAGGTGCTCAAGCAGCAGGGTTTGAATCCGAAGCAGCAGGGTACATCAGCCCAGCAAGGAGGGCTCGTTTCGAGATTGAACGAAACAGTGATCGAATCTCTTATAGAGGACGGCCTGGCACAGACCCGAGAAGAGGCAATAGAAATGATAAGCAAGGGGGCATAGATTTAACTGTATCTGAATTTGTTCAGGCAGCTAAATTAAATAAAGACACCCACACTTATGGTTCATCCGTTGATGTATTATCAGAGGACGAATACTTAAACCATACCTTGATACTATACAGGTCACCAATAGGTGGTACTGTTACTGCATCTATATCAGAGAACGGAGAGCTTGGTACTATCACAAGTACAGAGGGTCAAGTAAATGGATACGATGTACAGGATACTATTATGGCTGCTATAGCCACTGGCCGTGTACAATGGACACAGGCATTTGATACTTCGTTACCTAGATTATATGTACCTTACGGATTTAAACCCGTAATGAAATTAAAGTTTGATCCCAAGCAAGCACCAAAGGATTGGAGTACTGAACTATATTCTAAACACAATGGTGGTAAACCAGATGTGGTATTCTTTACATTTACTGGTGAGATGAATCGTAGGTACAGTGACTTTAAAAACGTACCAGTTACTGATGACTTTATAACTGCAGTGGACTCCGTACAAAATACAGATATAGACGGACAGAATTTTAAAAATGGTGGGGAACTCATGGACACAGTTCTTGCTGAGTTTACAGACGTAGCAAAAACTATAGGGGTAGAGATAGAAGCTAACCTTGCAGGGCCACCAGCAATATACGTAGCATGGAGCCCAAGTAAAAGACGTGGTAAATACATTACCTTTAATCCATATACTTTATTAGACAGGAGCCGTGAAGGTGTACGTGCAGCAATACGAGAAGAGTTATTGCACGGTGTATGGCACGAGATTGCTATACAGTTGTACCCTAATGAAAGAGACATCGGTGTACCTTGGTCTAAGATGATGACAGGGTTCGGTAACAAATTAACACCAGAACAAAAAGGTAAGTTACAAGCTGTGTATACTAGTTTACCATCATTGTCTGAGGCATCAGATGATCTAGAGAGAAATAATATTCTCAAAAGTTACGGTGCAGAGTACACACGTGTAGCATTTCAGCATCTATTATTTAATGAAACACCTGAGATGTTTGTACAGGGTGGACCAGCATGGGATGCAGTCACTGACTTATTCAAGGATGCACAAAAACATTTAGGGGATAAGGTTAATCTTACCGATGTACGTGCTGATTTAAATCTAGCACAGTTAGTTATAGATTCAGTTGATGTCATTAGATCCTTAGATATAGATACACCAGTAACAAACACTGGTGCAGTGGAAGGTGCATATGCAGCAGTACCTGCACGTAAACAAAACAAACCAATGAGTGGACTATCAAAGATTCTAAATGGTACCTTTGTTCCGTTCATGAGAAACCTTGATGATATGCACCCAACCTTAAGGCAGCTAGAGGTGGATTTAAATTTCAATATAAATAGTATAACGAATACACGTACAGAAAGTGTTAAACGTTTCTACGATAGATACATAAAAGATGTTAAGGACGAAGCAGATCAGGCACGTATAGCACACTTCATATCATTTAATCCTAAGACAAAAGAGGAGTTAGATACACCGTACGGTAAGTACATTATCAATACACGTAATGAACTCTTAAAAAAATATGGACTCTATGATGACTTCAAAGAAATCATACAGCCATTAATGAAACAAGTATTTGTTGAGGCCGAACAAGTAGGAGTAAAGTTAGGTTACAGATACGAGTTCTTTCCACGTTATGTAAAGGACTACGATGGATTAAAGAAAGGTGTGGACCCACGTAACCTTGGGATATTTGAAAGTATCGTAGACGAAGAGGATGTAGCACGTAGAAAAAGAGGTGAAGAGACACTAACGGAAGACGAGAAAGCTGCAATGTTTACTGAGTTCTTACGTGGTGCAATGAGAACCAAGCCACTGAACGTAAAGATTCCTTCTAATGCAAAGCAACGTCTTGTAGATATAATACCACAGGAACTCACACAGTACTACGAGCACCCAGCTGTAGCTTTAGTTAAGTACATACAGAATATGACAAGCACCGTAGAGACAATGAAAGTCTACGGCCAATACAAGCAGACTCCAGATGGTAAAGGTGTACTCACTGGTAAGATGGGAGCACAGGCATACAAACTTTTTGAACAAGGATTGTTAAGTTCGTACGAATTAAACGAGAGGTTACCAGAAATGGTTAAAACTAAACTTGCATTCCGTAGTAAAGCACAGGGAGTTGAGTGGCTATCAGTGCAAAACTTTAGAGCACTTACTTATATGCTAACAATTGGCAAGTTCAGTACAGCTCTAGCTAACTTACTAGATATAGAAATTGCAATAGCAGAGACGGGTCCATTGATCTCAATGAAAGCACTGTTAACACAGCATAAAATAGATTTAAAAGATTTTGGTATCCTTGCAGGTGAAGCACAAAACGAATTTAACTTTGATGAAACTAAGATAACAAAAGCACTTAGTTTAAATTTAAAACTAACAGGATTCTATGGTGCTGATGCATTAGGTAAACGTACTGTAGCTGCAGCATATTTAATACAAGCACAAGAGAGAGCACTGGCACCAGTAACAAGTAAAAAATACAAGGCACTTGAGAAAGATATAGATATATTCTTCCCTCTTAAGGGACCAGCAGATAAACAAAGTTTAATAAATGACTTACGTGTTAATCCACTAGAGAGTATGGCTGTGTTTAATTATATGTTTTCTAAGATGTCAATGATCCAACCCTTATCGGAGGCAAACTATCCTAAGTACTTCTTAGATAATCCTCAACTAAGACCCATGTGGGCACTACAATCCTTTGCAATTAATAGATTAAATTATAATCGTGTCATGTACTTAGATGATATTGCAAGTGGTGATCCAAAGAGGATGGCTAAAGGAACTAAGAAAATGTTTGAGATGGCAATATCCTTGATGCTTGTTGGTTGTTCTTATGAGTGGCTCAAGGCATTCTTCCAGGGTAAACCATTTTATCTACCTGATTCTATTTTAAATTCATTAATGAGATTAGGTTACGGTAATATTTACCAAGCTAAGATATTAGCCGAAGAAGGAATAGCAGCTTACATATGGTCCGTTGTTACACCAGCAGGTGAAACTGTTAAGGATGTATCAACTGATTTATACAAGGTGTCTACAGGCCAAGCAGATTGGGACGAGGCCAGAGCACTAGAAAGAAATCATCCATTCAAGGAATTGTGGGATCTTCTGTCGGGTAAACGTAGGGATACATACAGAAAAGCATGGAGGAAAGCAGCTAAAGAAGGTAGGTATCCTACATTTAATTCTGACTACTTAGGTGGTAGATAAGCCACACCCCTTTGCAGGAGTGTGGACCCATTAACTACTACTTTCTAGTTAGCAACACCGTGTCACTAACTAAAATTCTAACTCACTGGTGGCTCCACGGTTTACTAAGACCGAAGCCATCTTAATAGGCAAACAACCAATGAGTTAATAAAATCTTCCCGACAAGTGACGGAACTGAAACTGTCCTCGGACACCTCGTTCCCCCTCTCGGTTCTTTGCTACTATGTATTCAAGTTGTGTGTAACATCCAACGTTGTCAAGTTTTTTTGCATCTTCTATGTCACCACCTTTGGGGTACATAAGCACAGCAATGTCGGCATCGTTCTCAATGTCACCTGAATCCTTTAGATCATAGAGTCCTATACCTGTGTCTCTCTTGGCACCCTCTCTATTTACTTGGCACAGTAGTAGCACTGCTAAGTTTGTTTCAAGTGCAAGCTGTTTAACTTTGTGACTGATCTCTGCTATCCCATCGTTCTTAGATAGCCTGCTGTTCCAAGGTACTAGCTGTAGATAATCTATAACTACTAGCTTGATGCCGTGTCTCTTGACCATAGCTTTTGTCTTCGTCATCAGATCACTAGCAGATTTGACTGAGTGCTCTGTAAAAATTGGTAGCTCCTCAACGGATTTGATTGCATCCCGTACCTTGTCCATCTGATCGGGCTTAATTACACGATCCTGTATCTGCTTCAGGTTTGCCCCTGAGATGGCTTGCACTAGTCTCTTGACTATCTGCTTACGTGGCATCTCCAAA